AGTAGAAAAGCTCATAATAAGCTCCCTGATGCGTATATTAAGGAGCCTCGTACAAAATGGTGGAATGGATATCTCCTCGAACGAGAAGTCATCATCGACGATTTCGGTCCTGGTGGTATTGATATTAATCATTTACTTCGTTGGTTTGATAGGTATAAATGTTATGTTGAAAACAAAGGAGGCATGTTGCCTCTTCATGCTGATACGTTTATTGTCACTAGTAATTTTCATCCGCGTAATGTATTTAAGTTTGGTGATGAGGTTAATCCTCAACTACCCGCTCTTGAGCGGAGGCTTGTAATTGAAGAATTGTTATAATAAAACTTTATTTGTCATAATGAACAATACTATACTTGATCGAAGGCCAAAAGCCGAGAAAGGTATGACCGGTAGCGCGTAGCGCGCTCGGGTCGTAGGCGGTGGGACGGTGGCCGGGGACCGGTAGAGGTCGAGGCCCGGAGGGCGAGACCGTAAGACATACTAGAAACTTACAGAACTCTATAAATACTAGACCATGTGTGAAGATGGGATCAAAGGAACAAACGTCCCCCAGAAAATGGCAGGATTTAGGAAAAGAACATATGCAAGTGCATTTAAAAAGAAAACATACGGCCGTAAGAAAGGACGGTATATGAGAAGAAGCCGTAAAGGAGGTGGTAAATCTAGTGCTTACAGTACTTTGAGTACAGGCGCGTCTAAATTTGGATTTAAAACTAAGAAGACTAGTAACAGAGCGTTTAGGAATGCGTTGTGGAAGGATACATTGTACAAGGCACATTATAGGTCAATAGGAGGTGTGTTGAATACGTTTGATACACCAGCCAATGCAGTTTTGGAAAGGTCGGTTGTGTATAATGCAATAGATAATGGAACGAATACGACGTTTTGGTTGACAACAGGCGGAGCACAAGATGTTGACGGAGCAACTGTTCCGTTTTTTGAAAGTGACATAACTTTGCGAGGAGGTGTGTGTGGTGTGCACATTAGTAATGTAGATGCTACTGCAAATGATATCTGTAGTTTAAAGGTGTATTTTGGGATTACCCCTAATTTGCCTTCGACAGGAGGATTTAATTCGACTACAAGGCCAATAGGATGGGATCCTTCGTGCTTTCCAGAGTTTAAGCAGTATGTGATGAAGGTTGTTTTACAGGAGTGGAATATAGAGTTAAAACCAGGTGAAAGAGTAACGTTGAAAAGAAGATTAGGAGTTAAAAAGATAGATAAAGCTGTGTGGTTAAATAGCGGAAATAGATTTTATTGGGCGGTGGTTGCAGGAAATAGTGATAGCAATAATGCCGCATCGATTACGTTTACAACATTTTTTAATGTCTCATTTAGTGGTGATGCTGTAGGGACCACTTAAGTAACGTGTAAAAGGGGAGAGGGTATAGTATTACCCCTCTCCCCCCCTCTTTGTATTATAAATAAGACCCCTTCGTGGATGAATAAACATGCCTACTCTTAAAAAAGCTTATGTGTTTACGCTTAATAATTACACCGAAGATGAGTTCAGAGCAATTGAGGAAACTTGTTCAAATTTCGCAAGATTTGCAATCGTTGGCCGCGAAGTTGGAGAATCAGGGACTCCCCATCTGCAAGGATATATTATCTTTGAGAGAGCATATCGTTTCGATACAATCAAGAGTCGATATCTCCCTAGATGCCATATCGAAGTCGCTGCAGGTTCAGTCGACGCTAATATCAGGTATTGCTCAAAGGATGGACAATTTAGAGAGTATGGGGAAAAACCCAAATCCCTTTCAGGAAGTACCAGGGATGAGTTGGCAAGATCTTTCGTTGAGCAAATCAGAGGAGGACAACGCGCTGGATTGGATCGATTCGCTGATGAACAGCCCGGAACGTGGTACTACTCCGGACATAACTTGTTACGAAACTATTTAACGTTGAGTAGGGCCATTGATAGGCCCAATATAAATGTGTTGTGGTTGTGGGGTGAACCTGGTGTTGGTAAAAGTAGAAAAGCTCATAATAAGCTCCCTGATGCGTATATTAAGGAGCCTCGTACAAAATGGTGGAATGGATATCTCCTCGAACGAGAAGTCATCATCGACGATTTCGGTCCTGGTGGTATTG